TAGTCGTAGAAAAAGCAACCGTCTCCTGCCTTGCGAATCCGCGCGAGTCAGTTCCATAGACAATGGCTGACAGTGTTATGGTCTGTGTGGCAGGATTAACTCCGACATACGCCTGCAATATCACATCTCTCGGAGCGCCTGTGGAGAATGCGAAAGACTCAGTGAAATCAAAGTCGGAATAGTTAGTTCCGCTCCTGATCAGTGTGTTGGTGGAAACAGTGAGCCCGTTTACACGATAGGCGTCAGAGCTTGACGTGGCCAGGTTGTTCCATGTCTCTTGCCATGACCCTATCCCTGAAGAGACAATGAGGTTCCCAAAATATACGTTCCTCCACTGCCCACTCGATTGACCAATGTCAGAGGCCAAATTTCTCCCGTTCTGAATGTTCCCGTCATAGTCAATCCTAAACAGAGTAGTTGAAACCCCGTTCCTGAACTGACCTTGCGTGAAGAAGTCGGGAGACTCCCTCTTGTTTTCAACTCCGTACACCTGTTTTGTCCCACCCAAAAGAACAGCAAGCAGGATAAAGATACTCAGCGCTCTCGCGCCGTATTCAAAAAACTTCTTCATTGCGCTACCTCCCTTTATCTGCTCGATGGCCTGATAGTTTCGAGATTGGCGTCCTCAAACCTGCCCAGCTGACGCATCCCATTTTTGAACCGTTCCGCGACCTTCTGAAATTCAGGAGAGTTTTCTCTCCTTGCCATTTCGTTTACTGCCTTCCTGTACTGCGGGTCCATTGGGTTTGGCCTCAACATCACATGGCTTTTTGGGACCATGTTCTTTTGTAGCCATTCCTTATCCTGTTTGTTCCTGTTTTCCAGGGAAGCTCTTTCGTGCTTGTTTATGGAATCCGGCTGACCCTGCGCCAGCACCCTTTTCTGTCTCTCTATCGTCTCCCTTTCTGCGGGAGTGTTGACCCTGTCCGGGTTGTACAGGTTCCTGTGATTGATAACAGCCGTGTCGTCGGCGTTATCTTTGATGCTTGTCGTCAGGCTCTGCGTCTCTGCGGGCGTCAATATGCGCCTCACCCCTGGCCTCGATACTGTTTTGGTACTCATAATGGTACTCCTCCTTTCCAGTTTTTCAGCTGACTTCTGCGCCAAAAACAAAGCGCCAGTCAGAGAATCCGAATCCGTAGAACATGTAGGCCAGGTACTTGGCCACAAGTCCATCGAAGTCTTCGGCCTGCTTGAACTCCATGGGGTCAATCTCGTTCCAGATCGCAAACTCTTTTAAGAGCTCGGAATCAATGAGGAACCAGTTGTTGGTATCGGTAAGCCGTTTCAGGCTCAGCGATTTGTACTTGCCAACATGGAAGTTGCGGTTGTTGTTTGCGGTGTCAACCTTACCGTTGGACTTGATAACTTCATAAACCGCCTCATCCAGGTCCGGTGGATGAACGATCAGGTCAGGCTCCACGTCAAACACGTTCCCCCTGTTCGTGAGGAACTTGATCATGCTCAGCCGGTTGGCTTCCAGCGATACAGCGTTGAAAGCAGCTGTTCCACGGTTGCTCTGGCTCGGCCCGCCCTGGTTGCTCGTATGCGCAGCGCTGCACAGCTGCAGGGTGTCGTTGGTGGTGATGGATGTGTTGAAGGCGTTGTTGTACCCAAAAACCACATCGTTTGCGATGCGTCGGCGCCCAGCCAGCCCCAGCAACTTCGAGAACCCCTTGACCACGTTCAACTGATCGGTCCTCGCCAATTTCTTCTGGATTTTAATCCCCTTGGCGTATTCCTTGGCAGTGATGGTCATTTTGTAACCTTGTGCCACGTCGTCGTAGTCCACAGATCCCGTGAACTCGTCCATCAGACCCACGTCACCCATTTCGAGATAGGTTTCGGTGTCTTTGTTCGATTTACGCACGTCGAACAGCATGTCCCTTTCGGCCGGCACTTCCTTGTAGCCAACAGCGAAACTCTTATGCGCTATCGGTTCAAGAGCGTCAGCCCAATTTCCAGTGGTAATCATCTTGTCTCCTCCTTCATTCCCTCTCTCTACGGGTTAGTCAATAGAGTATGGGATTGCGTTTCTGAACATGATGTCCGCTTCAAAGCGAACAGTGGCCAGACTGTTTAGTCCCACCAAAGCAGAATCCGTCACCGGATTTAACTGCTTGATTCCGTCGTTCCTGATGATGTGAGAGTCAATGACAATGATGGGCGTCAATCCTGCCCCAGCCTGACTCCTCAACGACGTTCCGTCTGCGCTCAAAGCTCCGAACTGATGGAACCTGGGCAGAATCTTGATCAACCGTGAGGTCGTATCAAGGTTCGTTCCGAACGCAGCCTTCAGCGTTGCCGCTCCGGATGCTGATGCGGTAAGGAAGTTGGTCTGTCCGGCGCCAGTTCCAGAAACCACATACAGAAACCCTGCGTCAATGTCGTCTTCCAAGGCTGCCAGGGTGATGGTGGTCGTGCTCACTGCCTGCGTGACGGTGATGATGTCTGCCGTCAGCACTGAATAGGAAATCCTCACGATACGCCCAGGGTTCAAAATATCCACAGGGTGAGTCTTGAAGATTGTTCCAGGAACGTCAGTGTCGTCCGCTACCGCGTGGGCCTCACGCAAAATCCCAAATGTGTCAGGATGCGCGGCGCTGGCGGTTGCAGCTATCAACATTCCGTTCTCGGTTGCCGGCGTTGCTCCACGTTTAAGAAGCGCTCCTGCCACCAAAGCAGTTCCCAGTCCGCTTACCGGACAGTTTATTGCGTTTTCTTGGCTGTAACGTCCAATTCTCATTTTGTAGTCCCTCCTTTAAGGGTGTGCTCTTGCCTCGTTTACTTCTTTTTTCCTGAAGACTTCACTTTCGGCGTGAAAAACACCGTAACGAAAGCCTTCCCGAACCCGCCTGCCTGAAGGTCAGCTTGAATCTGCAAACTTTCAAGCGTACCACCGTTATCTGAACTCAGAAAAGAGTTGACAGACTTGTCAACAATCGATCCAAGGTCACGGTTTGCAGCATCTCCCACAACAACGTATGACTTAAACATCTCCCTTACCTCCTTCGCCTGTTCTCGCTGGACGGCAGGTTTCTGCTGTCCGGCAACTTCACGGGCTTATGTCTCAACCATCTCTTACTGCCACAAAACCTGCATCCAGAAGTAACCACCTGTTCCCCAGCATCACCGCCCGGTCGAAAGCTCAGTCCGTCCCCGTCGCCCCATGCTGTATTCCTGGTGTCGTTCGGCAATCCGCACTGGATGCACCTTCGAAATGGCGTCTTTCCAAGCCTTTCCCCCCGGCCAGCGGTCGGACTGGGGTATACTCTGATTCCGAACGGTACATGCCATCGGCTCATTTCCTCATCCACTTAATGTATTCTGCCTCGTCCATGCCAGCCGCCTTGGCCGCTGACTTTTGGGCTGGGCTGAGAACCACAGATTTACTTTTCCCACCAGTGTTGGAAGCGCTGCTCCTGATCTTCCCGGCGATCACCCTGTTCCTCTCCTGCGACCGGATCACTTTCTTAATGGCGCCGTTGGAGTTCTTTCCACGCGCAAAGTAGTATGCTTTTTCCAACAAGTTCTGATCGCTGTGGAACTTGGGGTTATAGTCTTTAAGGAAGTCACCAATGTCTTTCTGGTACTTCATGGTGTCTTCAAACCCCTTTCTCTTTGACATCGTTTCCAGCGCTTTGTTTCCCTCCATGGCCGCGAACCGGTCGTCAATCATCTTGGTTATATGCTGGACAACCATCATGCTCTGATTGGTGACGCGCTGAATGGCCTTCCGATCCATTCCCCAGTCTTCTTCGTTCTTGGCCCACTGTTCATCAGTGAGTTCAAACGGCTTCTCTTCTCTTGCCGGGACCTTCTCAATCTTTTCGAGGCGAGCCTTGAGCTCCGCAATCTGCGCGTCCCTGGGGTCAGTTTCTTCCTCTAATTCTCCCCCAGCATCTTCTTCAGCTTCGCCAGCTGCTTTCTCATCATTTCCATCCTCTGCTTCTTCGTCAACAACGGGGTTTCCCTCCGCGTCAAGTTCAGCTTCGTCAGGTTCCTTAATGGTCTCATCCGCAACGGCATCTTCTTTTTCCTCCACAACCTCTTCTTCCAGTGCTCCAGCTCTATTTCCCATCTCATTTCTCCTTCGGCATTAAAAAACCCACGGAAAGAAGCGCCAGCTAAGGCGCTCTCTTCGTGGGCTCAATGGCCTCTTTTTATTTTGGGCTCAGACTACACTATTCAATGTTTTCAATCTTGCTCCTTTTTACACAACAAAAACCTTATTGTCCATTTGCTTGCAGCCT